TTACCACGTGCGGATTTGCTGTCTTTAGAAAATAGTATTTTTTACCCTTGCTCTCGGTTGCGTTTGGTAAGTTTATAGTTACATTGCCATCCGTAGTATTGCAAATAATAAGCTCGTAGCCGTTTGTGATTGTGTGGGTCCCGGCTGTGTAAACCACGCTAGCATTGTGCTCTTGCACGTGCCACCTCATTACCTCTGTGCTGTCCACATATTCGAGCATCACCTCCCAGCGTGTATTCAATGTAGGCTGCGCGGTTGGTGCGCCTTCTGAATAGTTCACCAGGTATTCCAAAACTCTATCCTGTACTGCGCTGGTCTCTAAATTAAGTTTTGTAATTGCAAACTCGTGATAGTTTAGGCGATCTGTAATAACTCGCTCCCCTGTTCTGGGGTTGTAGTCAGTAGATCCGCCACCTGTTGCAAGCGTGTAGTCTGGAGCCAATCCAATCCACTCGGCTTGCCAACTTTCTGCGCGAGGGTTAAAAGTACCACCGTTAAACAGCCATTTAGTAGAGTCAAAACTTAAAGACTTAATTGCGCTCAAAGTTCCAGCATCGTGCCAAGTTCCTTGTATTGCAGGTACAAATTTATTGTACGCCCCGGCTATTCGTTTGCCGATAATTTCGCCGAGATCTCCGTGGATGCTTCCGCTGTAGCCGCTATACCAATCTGAACTTAAAACCCATGAAGTGCCGTTATAAACGTATACAGAGCCAAATCCATACAAACCTTCATCATCATAATAGGCAGGCGATACTTCCACAAGCTGCGAGTTTCCACTTGCCGCGCCCGTTACACTTATAGTCTGTTTGGTAGTGCGTGAAAAGTCTGGATCTTCTTGCGTGCTGAATGGTTGCGCCGCTGTGATAGTTCCCCAAAAATTAATCGGATAAGTTGTATTTGATGCCCAGTTATTTGGCGCCACAAAAAAACCTTCTTCTGCCTCAATGTAATAGTCAACGTATAACTGAGTAAAGCCCGTTGGTATTGGAGGCAATACAAAATCCAAGGCGTGCGTGTTATAAGAGTTTCGCGTATTGGTTACAGTTAATTCCTGTTGCATGTAAAGCGCCGTAGTAACTGGCGTAAAATACGCGTTTAGGTTTGGGCTGTATTGCCTGGTTCCTGTTGATCCATTGGTTAAATAAATTCTGTAATTAAATAGATAGCGCTGATAACGTTTGGCGCTAGAGGTTGACAAAGCGACATAACTGTTATCTTCCCATTTACAAAGAAGGCGCACCCTTGTGGCCTTGCTTGCTTCAATGGTTTTGTTGACAATGCTTAACTCAATGCTGTTATTGTCTGGCTCAGTGCGTAAAACAAAAATAGCGTTTTGCCTGTCTTCGATTACGTCAACCGCCCTAACTGGTGGCTGGTAACTTATAGATGGCTTTGCGGCCCATTGCGGTCTGTCATTGCTACCCAATGCAACGGCGTGCACTGTGCTTCCTGTGCTCTGATATGTGCCCGCCGCGTTGTAAATTCTCGTGCTTAAATTGGTGGCGTTGTAAGCATCATCTGGCAAAATCCAAAAACTTCCAGATTCCAAAATAATGCGAGCACCATAGATAGAAAGTATTTGCTCTATTGCCTGCTTACAAGTCAATAAATCTATATCTGTTGTAGCTTCAAATGGATCAGTAGTTGTGATAAATTTAACATCTGAAAAAGGGTCGAAGCTATTGTAAAAAGATAGCACGCTAAATCGCGTATTTGCCAGGCCCTTGTTGCTTGCCTGGGCAGTGTCGTACATCGTTACGCCATCACGCAAATAATTGACAGAACTTAAATAGGTCCAGTAATCATCGAGGCCGCAATACTCCAAACATTTACGGATTATTTCCAAGCCTGTAGCGTAGCCATTTGTAAACCAATCAGGGCTAACATTAAAGCCCTCCATCAAGTTCAAAGAGTCAACAGCCACCAAATCAAAAACAGGTGCGCCGTTTATACTTTCACGCAAATAATCTGCCTGATCTGCAACCACTCTGCCGACATAAAACAAAACGCCTGCACGATAAACAACTATGGCGTATTTTGATTCTTCGCTGTTGGCTATTGCTATAAAAGCATTTCGCACGGTATCATTTGGCATCAGCCAATTGGTTGAGATTCTCGACGGCCTGCTGTAGTTTTCGTAATAGGTATTGCCTTGGCCTTGCCTTTCAATTGTGAAGCCATTGCCTGCCAGCGTCAACTCGGTGCCGCCTGTTGTGCTTCCAGTTGCGCCGTCGTAAAGTTCAACCCTGTACTCTATGTTTTCAATGCTCAAAAAAGAGCCGTAGTAGATCCTTGCCATTATCCGCGTTTGCTGTCTTTGTTATACCTTTCAATCACTAATGCCAAATCGCGCCCGCTTATTGTGGTGCTGGCTACATATCCGCCCTCATTGCCCATGCCTTTCAACATCCCCTTTAATTTGTCAAGTGGTGCGATTACTTCAGGGTTGGAACTTGCCCCGGGATATTCACCCACCAATCCCAAAGTCGGACCGCTCACAATTCCGCCATCTGCAAACGCTGTGGGCTGTGGCCCTTTGTTTAGCATTCCCGTAATAACGGCAGAACCCGCAACCAATGCAACACCCGCAGCAGCTGCTAAAATTGGGTCTTTAATAAGCAACTCTTTAAAAGCCTTAGACGCTGTCGCAGTTGCAATCAATGCCGAACCAAAAGCCCGCATAAATTTAGCAACCGAGGCAAGCAAGGATTTTCCAAAGTCATCAAAACTACTGATTTGGCCTGTCATTAAATCGCCAATCATATTGCCGAAATCTTCGAGTCCCTGGGCCGTCAAACTATTAAATGCCTGGTTTACCCCCTCCATTGTTTTCGCAAAACTCGCCTCATACTCTTCCTGCTTTGCAATTTGGTTTTGCATCGCATAATCAATCTTGACAAATGTATGCTCAAGTTTTTGCGGTGCTTTAATATCGATAGGCGCTGGATCAATTGTTTTAATTCCTTGGCGTGGACCACTAGCAACTGTTTCAATTTCTGTTGCCTTCAATTCATTCCTAGCCTTTTCCGCCTCTAAATGTCTTTGCGCTTTGTACTTTCTAAACTTTTCTAAACGCTTGTTATAGGCATCTTGATTTTGCTTTAAAATCTCGGCTTCGTGCTCTTGTTGTTTGGCGGCCTCGGCTGCGTTATAATTGTCTCTCTGTATTCTTAATACATCTAGTGCCGTTTTAGTATCGTCAATTATTTTGCCCCAGTTCTCTTTATTGTTTTTGCCAAAGTTTGCACGAGCCTTTTGTAGCGTTAAATTTAAATTCTGTTCCTGTAAAGCAAAGGCGCCTAATTTATTGCCCTTTGCCTCCATTACTTTTATATCGCGATCGTTTTTGGCTATTGTTTTATCGAGCGTTGTATTTAATCCTTTCAGCGCAGCATCAGCGGGAAAAATTGCGTTCTTTAATTTGTCAAAGTTGGCAATCAATGCGCCAATCCCTGCAATTGCAACGCCTATACCTATAGACATTAAGGCCGTTCTGAAGGCAAGCGTTGCCCCTGTTGCGCCTCCCGTTACTAATGTATAAAGTTTAGTGGCCGCCGTAGTTATCCCAATACGCACAGCGCTCTCGGCTTGCAATGCGTTTTGTATGGCTTGCACTCCATTCACCAAAGCAATGGCGCCTTGAAGCTTAACCATTGTTTTCTGTAGATCCTCATTCTCAACGCCTGCCAATGCAAGTGCGCCCTCAACGGCACCAAAAGCCCCGGCAACTGCCTGAACTCCACCCAATACAGCATCCAATCGACGCGTATCGCTTGCAAAATATCCAACTTCCGCCCTGGCATCGCCTATGCTATCTTTTATCCTACCCGCTTCTTTTATAAACTGATCAGCAGACGCGGCAAATTCTGGACCCAATGCCCTGGCTTCCATTGCCAACTGAGTCAACTGTTTTACAGTGCTCATTGTTGGGTTACGGGTTGCTATGCTTGCTAGCTTTTCCTCAATGCTTTTTGCACTCTTCGCCACATCGGCAGACATTTCACCGCCCGCCTTTTTTATTACTGATATCGCATCATTAAAGCCCTGTCTGAGCTTTTCAATGTTTGCGCCAATTACTATATTTAACGACCTTGCCATGCTTACAATTCTATTTTATAACTATCTTCTTGCAATAAATAAGCGCCATCTTCGAGCAACAAATAAGTAGCACCAGATGGCACTGGCGCGGCATAAATGTAATTAATTATAAAGTCCTGAGCAACGTGATAAATTCCCGCAAAGCCTGCCTCATCCTCAACCAAATGCACCTCGCCATCGAACTCTATCGCCTGGCAGTAAACCCCATTAAAAGTATCTGGAAAGGTAGCAGCTTCAAACGCGGCTCTAACTTGTGCGGCTGTGTCCATCGCATCGGCAAACGTGGCGCCAAAACTACTAACTTGCACCCGCGCAAAGTCTGTGCGTGAGTGGCTTGTGTTGGTAGGGCTTGCAATTACGCTGACTAAATTATAAGCGATTGCAGGAAATGCAGACTCTTGCGGAATCCGCAAAGGATTTAAGCGAGTGGAAACCAACGCCGTAAGGTCTGACGCATTGCTTAAAATGTTATATACTATTTTTATGGGTGCGCTCATGCCTTGGCGTCCGGTGTTAATTTATCAAAGACATGCGAATATAGTTTAACCGCTTCCTCAATACTAATATAGTCGGATTCCTCCCATGGAAATGTTAACAGCCTTTTCGGTTCGATTGGCTTTTTTAAGTGTGGCGCCATGCCTGTAGCAACTGCCCAGCGGGTAATCTCCCATTGGTTTCTGTACTGCTGTTGCTGCGCCTCACGCATGCCCTCCAATTTTAAACGCCAAAAACGTGGCGAGCATTTCCAAAACTCCCGCTCAGTTAGATTCAATTCGCCGTAACTGATGCGCTCAATCTTGCGCCAAGTTAGCGGTGCGCCGTCGCCCTTGGCTTTTACTTTCCCTCTGGCTCTTCGGTGCTAAAGAAATCACTAACGGCCTGCGTGAATCCATCCAATGCAGGGCTCAACTCTGTAAATCTTTTAACCGATGCGCCCAACTTTTGGATCGTGGGATATGGCGTTTTTTTGCCTTGATCTTCGTAGCCTTCCAGAATCCCATAGAACGCGCAGGCTAGTGCAAAGTCCATAGATTTGGCAAGGTCTTTTTGCAGGTTTAGATCTGCGAAATTTTCCATCCCAGCCAACTGCATAACGTTGCGCAGGCTGTTCATGTTAAACAAAAGGGGGTGCTGAACACCCCCAATGATAATGTGGCTCATGCCACAAAGATAAGACAAAAAGTATTAAGGCGATACGGTGCCAATAGTCAACGCGCCAGTACCTTGCAAAGTTCCTGTGAAGGTTGCTTTGTCATTGTTAGGTGCGCTCAAACTCAAGCTGCTGAAGAAAGCGCCGCCTGTGAATTTCTCATCTCCGCTAACGTTGGTAGTCATTACAACAGTTAATTGAGTGCCCGCGAGCAAATCAGTTAACAAATCTTTGTAAGATAAGCCGCTTGTGCTTACAGATGAATCGCCTTCAAAAATACCTTCAACGTTCAAAGTGTAGCCATACTCACCAGCGATAAATTCTTTAGCGCCTGCGCTGTCTTTGTTAGTAACGTCGATCATATCTTTAGAGATATCCATCGAGTGAGATGTTGCGTTTGCAATTTTAGTCAAGGTCCCGCTCACATCTTTATAGATGCTTATAAGCGTGCCGTTTACTGGTCCAGTAGTTGCCATGGTTATTTATATATTAAATTATTTTTCTTTGCTAAATCGGCAATGATTTGATCAACGCCTTTCATTATATTTTCTTCGACGCTTGTGGCGTTTGAATCAACGGCCCTTTGCATAAAACGCACTGGGGCGATGGCGCCTGTGTAACGGCCTGTGCTCGATTGGATTCGCTCAACTGTACCGTATTCATACATCACGCCCAAATAGTTGTTGTAATATTCCTTGCGCAAGCCAATCAAAGCCTTATCATAGTTCTGATTATCCTTGCTATTGATGAAACCGATTGAGTCCCGCAAATCGCCTGTATCAACTGGGACCAAAGATTTGGCCGTTGCAATAATTGGGCTTGCGCTTTTCTTTAAAACTTGCTGGAGCTTACGACTTTTCACACTGACCCCCATAGCCTTTAAGGCTTCCAAGGTTTCAGCGAGTCCGTCGATTTTTTCCATTATTGCGTTAATTCGGTTTGTAGTTTCAAATATAGATTGCGCTGAAGGTTTGCAATGTTAACAATGTT